TCTTTCACACAATCACAGCAAATGGTGGTGGAGATGGAAATGCTAATGCTAGTTATTCAGCTAATGGCTCTGGCGGTGGCGGATACGGTGGTGGTGGCGGACAAACATCAGGTCAAAATGGTGGTGATTTTGGTAATGACGGTGGAGATTCGTCAACTAATTTACATGGTGCAGGTGGTGGCGGAGCAGGAGCTGCTGGTCAAAATTATACAGGTTCATCTTCATCAGGTGCAGGTGGTGCAGGAACTCAAAACCTAATAGTAGGTAGTACAATAGGCGAATCATCAGGTGGCAATTATTATGTTGGCGGTGGCGGTGGCGGAGCAGGTAGTGGTCAAGCTGCATCAGGTGGGCTTGGCGGCGGTGGAAATGGAGATCCAAATGCTCCAACAGCTGGAGATGCAAACACAGGTGGTGGATCAGGTGGATCATATAATACAGGAGAAGAAGCAGGTGGTTCAGGTGTTGTAGTTATAAAATATACACCAATATCAACAGTAAATATTCAAGACGGTGCAATCTATTATGATACTACACTAAACAAAGAGTACGTTCTATACAATAACGCTTGGACAGAGTTGTGACATTCTAATGATATATAAAGTAGTTGTATTATAATATAAGGCGTGGCAACGTGTTTAGGTCATAACCATGGTACTGGATGTTTTAAAAATTCAAAATCTCCCAAATCCAAGAATTGGAAGGAACATCAATTCTGTTACAAATGTTTTTGTATTATAATACTAAAGAAAAAACCCCACAAGGGACACGGTGGGAAATACCTGACAGAGCCAAAAAGTGGCGACTTGTACCTGATTAATACGCAATCCAAAATTAATAATAACTAGGAGAAGTACAATATAGCATGACTTGGCGAACTAGATTGACTAATGGTTTATCCAAGATGGGTGTTATTGAAAATAACAACTCCCGTGCATTTGCTAAAGTCAACGTCCCTAAGCTACCTTTAGGAGAGTTACAGAGCTTAATGGAAATGTCTCCTGGATTGTCTCAACCTGTTTGGGGTCCAGAGATTTCCACCGTCGGTGCTTATTCAAGGGAAGGATATACCTCCCGAACATTTGATACCCCAGCTGTCCCATTTAGAACACAAAAAACAGGATTACAGTTAGACGAAGATACTCAACTTGCAGTTAATCACCTCTCATCTCAGGTCACAGGTGGAGCTCACTATATCAAAGCTGAAAAAACTTTCGTCGTAGATCACTTTAAGAAATTTACAAGAGACTTGCATTTTGACACACTTGACACCGAATTGGTAAAAGAGTTATTATGGTATGGCAATTCCGTATGGAAACCAAGAATGGGAATACAAAATGTAAGATCATTTAAAGACTTGATGCACATTCCAATTTCCTCCTTCTCAAGAATTTGGTGGGACAGACAAAGAACTCCATACAAGTATGAGTTCAGAGGAGCAGAATATCAGGGGTATCACAATCCTTCAGAAATATTACACTTTACCTGGAACAGGGTTGACGCTTCAGCATTTGGTACTGGCTTTGCAGTTTCCATGACTTCCCCAAGATTGTTTAATATGCCTATCAACGGTGGAGAAACAGAACAAAGAGAATTACAATCCTTGTTAGATAGAAAATATGCCACTCAATACACCATGCAATTGGCCGAGCAAAGATATGTTTCTCACAACTTATGGACAGTAGAAGCTGGGGACGAATCCCAGAGAAGCAACTTGCAATCACAAGTTGAGAATTTAGATATAGGTCAAGATGTAATTGCTGGAACTAAAGTAGAAGTTCAAGAGTTAGGTAGTCAGGCAAGAAATTTCAACCCAGAACAATTTACTGATCTTACGATTGGTCCAATATTCAAGGCATTAAATGATTTCAGAGGTAAACAGGGATCTTCAGAATCCCATCAGTTTGCCAATGCTAGATCTTCAGCTGCATTAGATGAGATTGGATTATCAGCTTTCCCAATATCAATTAAAGAACAATTAATGGAAAAAATCTTCAAGCCATGGTATGAGGCAAACCCGTTGCCTGATCCAGAAACAGGAGGAATGACTTGGCTAACATGGGACGATCTTAAATTTGAGATAGAGTTTGGCAAGGTAGAGAAGAAGGACATTCCCGTACAAGACCAAATCAAACTATTGGAATTATACATGAACTCTCCATTACCTAAAGATCCAGTGGTATTGAATAATTTGTTCGTACAAGCAGGATTGGGAATTACCAAGGACATGGACGAGCAATTGGAACAAATGTATTCCCCCGAACAATTATACATGAATCAATTAATGTCAACTCCAACCGAGCAAGACCAACCTCAAGAGAACAATTCCAATCTTCCACAGAATGATATGGGAGGAGGACCAGTTGACAACTTTAGTAATCAAACCATGGGTACGCCACCTCAAAGTGACGAGATATACAACTCCATGATCCAGTCCACAAGGGGTGATTTTCAAAATAATTTTAAGCAATCAAACAAATCACAACATTGGAGACAAGGTGATTATGTTGGATAATTGTGAAATCTGCGGAGATATTATACATGAATCTACTGACCACCCTTTCTTACCTAAGGTTACTGAAGTTAACAATAATATCAAAGATTTAGACGAAGGAGGACTAGGAAGTGGGAGATCCCCAGAAGGAGGAGCAGACAACGGAGCTGGCTCACCTGGACCACTGATATCATTTGAGACCTCAAGCGTTCCAGGCAGTTTAGCTCCAACGAGCATAGGTGCAAAACGCTACTTGGAAGCATTAAAAGTACAATTAATGGATGCAAAATTAAATTGTCCATGCCAGAAGAAACATTAACTAAAATTCTTCAAATGAAGGAATACCTACTTAGTAGGGGGATTCCTCATGAAGAAGCCCAAAGAGCTGCAATGGCATACTATGAGGAACAAGAACAAATTCACGATTGGCCACCTAAAGTTACGGGTTTGGATTTAATGCCACAGGTTAACAGTCTCGTTCCAGATACTGGAAGTCCACCATACTTTCAACCAAATACCCTAGGAACGACAGAACCATACCCTACCAATCCTACACCTGATCCCCTGGGTTCAGTCAAGACAAATGATCCCTTATACTCCTTAAACGGTAGCAATATTGGTCATACTTTCAATATAGCAAATACTCAATATCAGGGAGACGACACCAACTGGATTGGAACTGCAAATAATTTAGCCAGTCAGCCGCCAACTTTGGGGGTAGAGCCATGGACAACACAGGCAACACAGCCATGGAGATATGACATTGAGGATTCACAGATGCAGCCATTAGACTTACCAGCGATAAGTATTCAGCCAAGCGGACAATTTAATGAGGTAGAACCCTCCTACATGGAGTATATCTACCAAAATCATGATCAAGATGACGTATGTTATGATTTCGCTGGTAAGATTTTCGATATGAACAATGCCGCCAATCGTCCCGTTCCTCCAAGTGAGGGATTAGGATATTCCACTACCCACCCTAATTGTATCTGTTATTGGAAAAGTACAGGGGAAATAAAGGCAGATTCCCTAACTCCAACTGCCCTAGCTGATATTCAAACTATCCATAGGAAGATAGGAGCAAAATCACATTATGGTTCATTGCATAAGATCAAACCCGACGGTGGAATGTCACAAAGAACAGGGCATCGTAACTATTACCGTAAACCACTTAAAATGATCAGGGAGGCTCTAGCACAAGTCAGACAGGAATTTGGCTGGTTAACTGAGGATTACTTGGAAAGAAGTAAGGCAATGGCTCAGGAGTCAGGAGGTGTAATATACCTAGTCCGAGCAAGTCAGGAGGCAATAACTGACCATAGGGCAGAAGGCGAACAGTACAGGAGATTATTGGCAGCTTCAGAACTTATGGCAATGTCAAGGACAGCGATAGGACATGGAATGGATATTAACCATAATCCAGAATGGAGGACAGGTGCTACCATATTGGACAGTGAATTTGATCCATATACCAAATCAATTCAAATGTTAATAATGGAAACTGATCCTGAAATCAATCAATTGATAACAAATGGTCAAATTACAGCTGTGTCGATAAACGGTGGCTCACCAAGAAGTGAGACAGTTGGACCATGTGACGGATCATGCAATGACGGTTCTTGTGAGATTTGTGTTATTCCAAGGGGCGTGATTCTAGGGGAACTGGACGACATTGGACTGACATGGGTGGTAACTGATCCAAGGGGCATAGTATGGCGTGGCAATGTTATCCCTCATGCGGAGCCAGGTGTCAAAACTACAATCATTCAGCCCGTATAACAATACCTTTAAACTATTTCATACGAGTGCGAATAATGAAAAAGTTACAAGAATGTAAATCCATACAAGAAGCACAACCGCTCCTTAGAGGATCAACACCCACATTCCGAAAAACTGTTGAAACTGCTTTTGCATTAATGGGTCATCAAGATCCAGCACAAAGAGCAATCGGTCAAGGTTTCTTATCAGCTGCCATTCAAGAAGTGGACGCTGCTGAAGAACCAACACCAGCCCAAGGTAAATTCATCAAACCAAAAGGCGAGAAATTTGTTCACGAAGCTGAATTAAAAGATGGCGACAAAAGTGGTAACGAAGGTAGTGAGCAATCCTCCAGCAATAGCGGTCCTCTTCCAAAAGAAGGAACTGAAGAACCTGTAGGTGACTTGGAAGCTCCTGAAATGAAAACTGAAGATCAAATGAAGGAAGTAGGTGGATTTCCACCAATGATGCCAGGATTAGATCCACAGTTAGCACAACAAATGGCTCCAAATATGCCTCAAATACCTCCAATGAACACTCCACAGCAAATTCAACAGATGCAATATACTGTCAAAAAATACATGGAGGCTTATGTTACTCCGTTGAGAGAACAAATCACTCAACAAAACAAAGCAATCAAGTTCCTATCCAATCAGGTTAAAGAAGCACAAACTGCTCCTCTCGGATTAGATTTGCACACTGCAAGAGAACAAACTCCTAAAATGCAAGAGACCGAACTTCCAAGAACCGTAAACAACCTTGATACACCAAAAGGCACTCCACGGATCTATGAGAAACAATATTCCCTTGAAGCAAAAAGACAGAGTATTTTGGAATTGGATAAACTAATTTCTAACTCTCCTTATCAATAAGCAGAGTAATTCTCTTTTCTTTTTTGAAATTACAAGTACATTGTATGTAAACAAAATACCTTTAAGCTATTTCATTCGAGAGCGATTATGACAAATCTTTATCCAGGTCTTGCACGTGGTCCAATCGACCATAAGTCAAGTTCCGTGATAAATATAATCGCAAATGAAGTAGACATGGAAATGGGTGGTTGTGTTAAATTAGCAGCCGCCGCTTCAGCTGAACTCTTACCAAGAGCAGACAAAACTGATACCGCAGGACAAAATGCTTATGGCATTATTGTCGGTGGTGACAATGATGGAATTTTTGGTAGTGGTGGAGCTTCACTAGCTGATAACACTACAAAAGCAAGTCGCTTAGTAGGTGATGGCATAGTGGTAGTAACACAAGGTAGATGTCCAGCCCGAATCGGTGAAAATTGTACCCTTGGTGCAAAATTAGCTGGTGACAGCTCAGGAGATTTACAACTAGCAGACGCAAGTGGTGACGATATTATCGCAACCGCTTTACAAGCTGGTACAGCAGGAGACATTATCATTGTCGACGTTCAAAGAGAGGGAGCCTTCTAAAATGGCTGGTTCTAAACCAAAACACAATAGAGCAAGTATTTTAGCTCTCCCTGAAATGGCACACATAAAGGAAGCATTAATGCTTGGTGCAGAACAAGCACAAGCTAATGGCGGTAAGTTTGATCTATTCAAACCAATCCGTGAAACTCCAATGAGTGTTATCTTTGACCGTCATAGCCAGAACGGCTTCGAAGATGGAAAACTAAACCCTAACTTAGACAAGGTATGGTACTCCCAATATGGTATCAGAATCGGTGATATGGCTTCAACCAACCCTTACATCGGTGGTAAGCAATTACACGAAACTGTATCAGTTCCAAACACCTTATCTGCTTTGAAAATTGCAGACGAGATCTTGGAAGGAGCAGAACCTTGGTCTGACTGGAAACAGTATTTCAGATTAGTTGACATGGACACTCCAAAGGTGAATGTGCCAATTACAAAATATACTGATACAGTCGGTGGAGCAATCGGTGCACAGAAAGGTATAGAAATATACACAGAAAGTGGCGGTACTCCTCCAGCAATAGGCGGTAAAGTTGAAACAGTCGAACTCGATACCTCTGGTACAAACAACTCTTACAGAGGAACAATCTCTGTCAACAGAAACGATGTAAAAGATAACAACTTTTTATCAGTTGAGCAATCACTCAAAAACGCTGGTAACGAGTTCTATTACATGATTGGTGAAAAACTAATTAGAACGTTAACTGCTGATAGTGCAGTTCCAACTGACACAAAAGCAAACCTCGATCTAGCAACTCCAGTACAAGCTGAGTTTGAAGCCCTTATCAATGTCATCCGTGGTAAATTCCCAGGTGAACAAAGAAACAGAGCAGACACAATGTTCATTCATCCAACAGATGCAATGGAGTCAATTAGAAACGCTGGAACAAACGGTGAATATCCATTCCTAAGTAGGTTCATAGTAGGACCTACAGACAACACTG